TGGAGGAATATAATCAGGAGGTGGACAAAAAGTAGGTTCACCATCTAAACGAGGACTACAAGCGTGAGCTGGATCATCTGTGATGGGTGCAGTCCCACACATTGTTAAAAAGAATATTGGTATTATAGCTAATTTATTCATTTGGGTACCATGTATCGTACTTAAATATACAGTATATCACAACTGAGACTAAAATCAACAGTATCGCGATCATTATTACAATCGACCAAGTAACCGTTTGAGTTGCCATAACTTTAATTGATACCAATTTTTCTTTCGATAAACTGGTAGGATTTCTTTGAATCTATGTGTCATACTTTATATATTAATGTGTGGAAACCGACATGTCACTGCGTAATTATACCTAGTGTGTTATTATAAATAAAAATGTAATGGAGTTGAAACTATCATGTCCCACTACACACTTGGTTGGCACGACCAACAAAACAAACACTTTGAAATAGGCGAATATGCGGATGACGCATTTGAAGCAGTAAGACACGCAAGGGAGGATGTTCCGTATCTACACGAACATCCTTTTTCTTTGGATTCAATTAAAAAGGAGGAATGATGAAAAATTTACCAATTAAATCAACAACTATTCTGTTTGGATTCATCTGCATAGCAGTTTACACATCAATTAATTACGCTTGGGTATGAAAAAATTTAACACATGGGTTTTAGATGTAACCATATACATCTTAGATTTTCTCTACAGAGGTAGAGACTTTCAAAGATTCTGGGTTCTAGAAGTGATTGCAAGAGCACCTTACTTCTCATTTATCAGTGTGTTACATTTTCGTGAAAGTCTTGGCCTTCGTGGTGAAGATCATATATACTTGATGAAAGAACACTTCTATCAGGCACTCAATGAAACAGAACATTTGGAAGAAATGGAACTCAGGGAAGGCAATAAATATTGGATCGACCGTTTCTTTGCCAAGCATCTTGTTCTGGTTTATTATTGGATCATGGTTGGGTATTATCTCCTTGATCCTACTAACGCTTATGATATCAACATGAAGATTGAAAAGCATGCCTTTGAGACATACACAAAATACAGTGCATATCATCCCGAAGATACAAAGATCGCAGAGATTGCACAAGACGAACTAAACCATTCTAGAGAGTTAAAAAAAGCAATGCTTATGATTGCTTAAACTCTCTTTCTTTTTCTTGTAGACAAAGCATATATTCCCACTACACAAATTATCGGTAATAGTATTGTATCAATTGTCATCATCAACTCAAAATTTGTAAGGCCAGTTGCACTCAATGCTCTATCAGACCATGTTCCTGATAATGTCCATACCTGTGGACTTGATAGAAAGATCATTTATAAATTTATTACTACTCTATATCTAGTCAATTCCTTGAGCAAAGTCAAGTGCTTTTCGTGCGGATTGTAACATTTTGATCTTTTTGTAGTCTTTTGCATACGGAACTGTGATATGCACAAAAAAGATACCGGCATGAGCAACACACTTCCAACCGATATCTACAAATCCTAAATCTCTGAGTGCACACTCAAGTTTTAAAGAGTGACACCCATCGATTATTTTCATTAACAATTTTTATTTAAATCTTCTGCCATCTGACCACCAATCTCTGCACCTTGATTTCCAGAGAACATTGTTACCCAACCAGCAGCAACCCAACCAACAAAGGGAATATTAGCGAGAGCAGGAGCAGCAGCAGCACCAACGCTGGAACCCACGAGTCTTCCTGTTCCTTCTGCACCTCCGATTGCTTTGATGCATGCTTCAGACTTTCCTCCGTTTGATGAGATTGTTGTTGTGGTTGTGGTTGGTTTATGGTGTATCGCACCGTCCATCGTGTATTGTTCAGTGACTTTTTCAATGTTGTTAGCCAATCCAAGAAACCCACCTTTTTTCTTGATATCCCGTTCCACATGCATCACCTTTGGATCGTTTGCACGATACTTAATACTATATCCGTTATGACCAACATCTGCTTCATATGATGTATATGGGCCTACTGGTAAATTAATACTTGGTAGTTTGCTTTCACGATTCGATAATGACCCAATCATACCGATGTGAGACAAACCAATAAGTCCACCCAAACTAAGAGCGAACCACTTACCCCATTTCACTTGCTTATCCATTATCCTTTCTTAGGTGCACTACTTGGAGCAATTACCATTGGTGCTTGCTCTAATCTGATTGTCTGAGCGGGTGCTGCCTGAGTTGCTTTCTCTATGAGCATCTCCATATCCTTCTTGGATATGTTTGCTCCTCCACTTGCTGCTGCCTTATTTTTATTCTTACCGGCTTCAACACCAAAGGTGGCCAAAACTCCTGTGAATACAGAAGCTATAAAAGTTGGATCAATCTTATCCTGCTCTGTCATTCCGGGAAATGTAACGTAGTTCAAAGTTAAAATTCCACCGGCCCAGATCAAGATCCCAAGTCTCACGAAAGTACTTAGGATCGCCATCTGTTCTTCTTTGTCCTCAGATAACTCCTTCAGTTTACCTATAGGGCCTTTTTTTGGTTCTTCTTTTTTGACTGCTTCTGCCATTTTAATACTTGGGTCATGCAGCCCTATTTAGAAGAATAAATTTTCTAGAAACCTAATGGTAAATTTGGAATTGTAGCAGGTGCATCAGGTGCTGGAGATGATGGTGATGGTAATCCTAAACCTCCCCCACCTAGACCTCCTAAATCTCCGATACCACCAAGTTTATCGGTGACTGCTTCCATTACCTTTCCTTTAACATTATCAATAATTGCATCCTTGCGAATGAATACATATCCACCAAGACCAACTACACCAAGTGCAACTGCACCTGAGAAAATAGCAATTCCGTTAATGATTTTCTGCATTGTAACCTCCATAATAACTCAGAAAATGTTTTATTATGCCATCACAGTTTAAATTACCTGCTGCAACCCACCGTTCGGCACATTCATATATGACATGACTTTGATATTTAGGCAAACCTCTTTCGTTATTTTTAGCACCAAACTGTCCTAAAAGAATTTTGAGTGCCTCTTGTCGAAGTAACATCTGATGAGGTGAATACTTATATGTCATATTCACTTCCCTCCCCTATAAACTCAAGGGAAAAAATATTATGATCAGGATCATCCATTTCAATCCACTCTTCAAATTCTTTATATATTGCATCTTTATAACCTATTGGTTTTACAGTCTCCATCCTCTCTATAGACCACTCACGAGTTCTCAATAGTGTTTGTTTCAAAGTTACCATAATCTTTACGCATATAGCGTCCTAATATGTTGCTATTATAATACTTTGGAGTCCCATCGTCAAGTGCCTCAGTTAACACATTGTGAAGAAACAGTTGTTTTGTCTCTTCATAGTTTACTTGTCCAAGTGTTGTATGAAGACTTAAGATTTCTCTTCGGAAAGAACCTCTACCAATGCGCTTAATATCCTGTTTAAGTTCTTCAGAGCTTCCAAAGTATCGCTTCCAGTCCGACTCGCTTGTAACTCTTCTCTTTGCTCCTCTTGGCTTTCTCTTCTGCACGAAGTACTTTCTTCCGATGTAGGACTTCCCATTGATGGTGTTGGTGATGCGATAGACGAACCCATAATAGTCCCCGATATCATCAGAGGTAAAAGGATTGCCTTTGTAAATCCAAGGGTTTTCATAATCAATGTTTTTATCAGTCATTTAATTATAACATCACATTTCTATGTAGTCAATAAAAAAGAGGGTATAAAACCCTCTTATTATACTCCCTGATTCTCTAACCAATCATACGGGTCTATGTCTCCAAAGAGTTGTTGACTATGTTTCGAGCAATCTAGATATGCTTCGATGCAATCAGCAACTTCATCATAATTTGAAACCTGAGAATGTATCTTTCTTGACATCCTGTTTAATTCCCCCAACGACATAACTTTCTACCTCCGTTTCTTGTGGTGCAACTTGTAATCCTTTTGATGAGATCCAATGCTGTGTCCAAGGTAGTGGGTTTGCTCTTTGAGCAATATCATACACGGGTTTAAGACCGACTGCTTTCATTCTTTTGTTTGCAATCCATTCAACGTATTGTTGAAGGAGTTTTTCGTTAAGACCTATCATTGATCCGTTCTTAAACAAATACTCTGACCACAATTTTTCTTGATTAACAGCATTTTCAAAAGTTTTATAGAACCATGGCTCCTCCTCTTTGAAAATTTTCTTCATGTCTGGGTCATCTCCATTCCTCCATTTGTTGAGGATTTGTTGAGTGATGACTAAATGTTGGTTTTCGTCTCTGGCGATAAGAGAAACGATTTTTGCCGATCCTTCCATGAGCTTAAGTTCGCCAAAAGCGAACGAGCATGCGAAGGAGACATAGAACCTAATTCCTTCCAGAATGTTGACGTTTGCAACTGCTCTGAAAAGTTTTCTTTTGAGTTCATAGATTGTTGATTGAGATACGTAAGATCCTTTCCATCCGTCTTTCCACATGTTACTTTGATCGTATTCATGTGCTTCATTGATGAAAGCATCATATGCTTGAGTCACACTAAGTGCTCTCTCAAGAATTCTATCATCTTTTAAGATAGTGTCAAATATTTCTGATGGATCGGAGTAAACATTCTTAATAATGTATGTGTATGAACGACTATGGATCATCTCCATAAACTCCCATACTTTCATACATCCTTCCAACTCAGGGAGAGA